TGTAAACTTTGCCCGCACCCCGCCCTTACCGATCAATGACTTGCCGGTGTGGTGTAAACCGATCACGCGCTCAGCCGATCGACCAGACTGACAATCACCCGGGCCTCATCGACATAGCGCGCGCGCACCCCGGCGATGCGTTGCGAGGTCCAACCCACAATCCTCGCGATCTCATCATCCGTGAGGCCTTTGGTTGCCAGCCAAGTCACATAGGTGCCGCGCAAATCATGGATGGTGCGATCGAAGCCATCAGGCTTGTTGCGCTGAAATATCGTGCCCAGCCCGCTCTCGGTCCAAGGCTCGCGGCGACTATTGCAAAGAACCGTCCCTGCCTTGTGCTCGATGCTCTCAAGAAACATGCGCAGCTCAGGCACCACCGGGATTACCGCCCTGCCCTTACGCTTTCGGGTTGTAAGAATGATCGCCTTTTCAGAAACCTGAGACCATTCGAGCCGCACAAGGTCGCCAAGGCGCAGGCCCGTCATGCTAGCCAAACGTAAGGCCTGCAAGAGGTGCGCCGGAGCGTCTTTGAACGCCTCCCAATGGCGCGGCTCCCAGACCTTGTCCGACTTGTCGGCGCTGTGCAGATGGTTGATCCCAGCTGCGACATTGATGGTCAGCATCGCATTATGCACCGCCCAGCCCAGCACCGTCGCCATGGTCACGGTTGCCTTGTCGGCCGTGCGCGGTTGGCTGCGCCACTGGTCGCGCCATTCGATGATCTCGCGTCGCATCCGGCGATCCTCGAAAGCCGCGATCGGCGCCGCGCCGAATTGGTCATCAATCCGATCGAGGATTCGGTTGTAATCGCGCTGGGTGCTGTCAGCGAGCCGCTCAAATTCTGGCGAAGCTCGGTAAGCCGTGATGATCGATTTGAAGGTGTCGCTAGGCCCCTTGCCACTCGCTTGCTGCCGTGCAGCCATCGCCTGCGAGAGGATCTCAGGCGTGATGATCGGCCGGGCCCCGTCTTGCCGGTGGATGCAGGGACCGCCGCGCCAAGCATAAACGTTCCAGCGATATATCCCGCTGGCTAGCCGCTTACTTACTACGTGCAGGCCGCTCACTATTCGATTGGTTTTTCCACGCATCGAAGGCGTTTCCTTGCGATTCAGATTTCGGATAAATAGTGATGCCGTCGCTACGAAGGTCCACCGCCCCGGGTTCAATGCCCAGCTCGCGCAGCAGCTCGATCGCGCTGCGGATTTCGCTTTCAGGCAGGAGGCGGCGCTTTGCTGTCATTTTAGGTGTCGGCGGTGTCGCGCATCAGCGACTTGATCTCGTCAGGCAGTGACTCGACCAACTTTGCGGTGTCGACGACTAATACCTGCATGAACGGTAATTCTTCGAGGTCAGCAAAGGACCTGACAGTGTGGCACATCCAGCCCCCTATCGGCACGTCGAGCCGAAATGCAGTGATTTCACGCTTATGGTTTGAGGCGTAGAAAGAATTGGCAGCATCGAATTCCGCAATGACAGCAAGTGACAGATGCCGAGCCATATAGAGCTGCTTTTCGATCGAATGGCCGTTACCGGCCAAGCATCGAACGACAGCTAGTTGGATGATCTCGTCGAGGCTGTAATTCCACCGAGAGTTTTCGCCCTGCTCACCAAAATGCTGCAGGAAATCTCGACGACGCCAGTCGCGCAACGCGTCTTGAGGAATGCCAGACAGAATGCTTGCATCAGCCTGAGAGTAGATATGCTTTTTGTAGTCCATTGCGAACTCCGTGGGACGCTCTCACAAGTCAATATGTGGGATTATCTCACAGGTCAAGCCGAAGGTTGACCCAAGCCCCTGATCGCAAGAGAACCTGCCTGTTTTCCGGTGAGTTTGGAGGTCGAGTCGATGTCTATTGAGGGAATGTGGTGTTTTGTGAGCGGCGAGACTGGCTCATCAACTATGGAAAGCGGCGGCGTGGTCATCTTGGACACACAGCGCATTTATGGTGGCGACAGCGCAATGGCCTTCATCGGCAAGTATGATGTGGATGGGACAACGGTCACCGGACAAATTGAGAGTTTTCGCTATAATCCCCATTGGGAAGGGCAAGACGTGTTCGGAGACGAAGCAGGCCCAACACGACAAACTGGGTTCAAAGTCAGCCACAAAGAGAAGGATTTTCTTGTCGGTCATTTGACGCGAGGCGAAAAGACGCTGCCAATCTTGCTCAAAAAGCTGCGCGACTTGCCATAGCGATCAATTGTTCATAGGGCCCCTCTTTTATTCAGCCCGCTTTCAGAAAAAATCGAGATGGAGACCTTCTATGGATCAGGAGGAATTAAGGCACTTTCTGTTAAACCTAAATCATCTTGATACAATCGCACATAGTTCAAGAGGTATTGTTAGACTTTTAGACGGCATCTTTTGGATTCTCGCTGGTCATTTATTTTTTCTTGTGCTGACTCACTTCAAAGTAATTTAGTAGGTTGTTTAAATCTCTAAAAATTGATGCCCTAGTTTGCCCGATCGATGAACTTGAGGCCGTCCTGCAGCCCTAATGTGGAGTTCGCCATGCAGAGAAGTCTGAAGAGCTTTGCGGCAGTGTTTATTCTGGGCGGGGTCACAGCTTGTGAACCCTCGGCGCCCGACCGGGAAAAACCTGTCGCACCTGAGCCAGAGAAAATTCTGCTCTACTGCGATGGGGAAAGCAGCGAACCAGTCAAGATGACAGGCGAAGACGGAAGTGAGTTTAAGGGGATCATCTCCTATCGAGGCTTCTACCGCATCGACCTAAAGGCTGAGACACTTGAAGCCCAGCTGGGCAGAAACGATGAATTTATTTCGCAATGCTCGTCGGGTGGCCCCTGTAAGCTCGTCTCGAATAAATCCGAGATTAGGTTTGAGGACTACGGACGGAGCTGGGAAGACAAGGTCATTGATGTGACATACGTCTTCGAGCGTAACACCGGTTACTTCTCTCGGAAAACCGAGATCAAAAAGCCAAACGGAACCGAGACCGAATACGCCACGGGCAGTTGCAGACCAATAAATTCAATCGACCAGCAACTCTTCTAAAAGGGGACAAGGAAGTCAATCCGCCCAGTCGATGAATGCGAGCGAGTCCTCAATCTCTTGCGGATCGAGGCCGGCGTCCTTGGCCGCCGCCAATGCCTGCACCATCGCGCCAAAGGCGCGCGCGCGACCGCCAGCATCGAAGGCCTGAGCGGGCCGCACCACATCGATCGAGACCTCGGCCCCGAGCTTCAAACTGGCTTCCTCGGCCATCGTGACCGCGATCGGCTGCAGCACCCATTGCGCAAGGTGCCGCTGAGCCTCGCGGACAAGCGGGCCCTGCGCATTGCTGGCAAACATGGCTGGCAACACGCCATAGGCAGCCATGAGCGACGCACGGGCCTTGTCGAGGCTCTCCACCGCCATTGAGTCCTTCAAATCCGGCGAAACCCCGGCGGGTCTCCAGTCCTGAGCCGGTGCAGGCCCGCCTGCAGCAGAGACGGTAACGCTCTCCCGCAGCATCACGCGGCCCCGCCTCCCGCGAAAACCGTGCCCGAGCGTCTCGAGGTTCACATCGGGGCTTTCGGGAAACGGAATCACTTGGCTGCCTAGCGGGGCGTTTTCGTAAACCTCGCCAAGCGCGTGCTCGAGAGTGTGAAGCAAACTCGCGGTGAGCGAGGCCCGCCGCAGCGGCGCCTGTCCTGCCCAAGGCGTGCCGGGATCCGGCGCAATGCGGAAATGCAGCACCTCGCCAGCGAGCGCCGTTTCGGTGCGGCCGCCGCCGATCTCAGGGATGCTCAGGCGATAGGCAACAGGCTCGCCATTCCGGGTGGCTAGATCGAAATCGATCACCGGGATCAGGCGATCGCGGATCAGAAACACCGCCTCGCCGCGCAGCGCCAAGGCCCGGGCCGCAACAGCCATATCGCGCCGCCGCAGTAGGTCGGTGCCGTTCACATCAGCGATTGTCAGCCCGCTTTCCCAAAGGCTCACGCAAGTCTGCACGGTGGCGGTGAGCTCGCCGAGGCCAAGGCGGCCGGCGATGTATGCCTCGCGCGCCGCCATCACCTGAGCGGTGTATCCGGTGCCACTCGCCGCACGCCGCTCGGGTGCGCCGCCAAAGATCCGCTGCAGCAATCCCATCAGGCAACCTTTCGGAAGGCGCGCAGCAGATCCGCTGCGCCGCTATTTTGCAAAGCCATGGCGGGGGTAATGTCGCGACGGGAGACTGCAATCGACAGCTCTCCACTATCCACTCGGGTAAAGCCCGGAGGCAGCTCGGCCTCTTGCGCGAGATACCGCGACAAGCGCCGGGCAGCCTCGCTGACAGCCTCAGGCACGGGCCCAGCCCCCACGGTCGCGGTGATGCTGGTTTGACCGCAAGCGAGCTTGTAACCAAAGGAACCCAGCTCAGGCTCAGCAGGTGTGTCATCGCCCTGCACCGCGGTAATCTCCACGATCGGCGCGAGAGGTGGCAGCCATTCGCCAGCGTCGGCCTCGAGGTGCCAGATCACCTCCCGGGCGCTGTAGCGGTAAGCGATGTGATGCTCGATCCGCTGCCAGATAATCGGCAGATCGGCCTCATCCACACCGGTGATAGCGGGATAGCTCTCGGGCAGGGCCTCAATTTGGCGGATGCCGCGGATCAAAGACGCCACCTGCGCAGGATCGGTGCCATCGGGTGCGGCGATGACGGTGCGGGATTGAAAGCCCGCAGATCGGCCTCAGTCTCCGGATAGGCCGGGCGCGTCACCAGCGAGAATTCGAACAAGATCGCGGCGAAAATCGTGCGGATCAGCGCATTGCCCTCGGCGGGATCCTCATCGGTGGTTTCCTCGGGGCGAGGCACCGCCTCGGGCGGCGCAACCCGAAAGCCCGGCGAAAGCCCGGTGATGAGGCCGGCGGCATAGGCGGCGAGGAAATCCTGCCCCCATGAGGTGCGCTGGATCTCGCGCGTCAGGATTGCCTCGAAGGTGAGTGCATCATCGCTATCGGCGAATGTGAGCGTGCCGGCTTTGCGGCTCGCGAGCGGCTTATCGAAGCTGTGCCCGATCAGCAGGTGAATCTCACGCTCGGGATCCTCGATCGCGAAACGAAAGGCGCGCGGCGCGAAGCGTTCCTTGCGCGGCCGCCGCCCGTTGCCACCGCTATCGATGACGGCGCGGCTGCCATAGGGGAAACGCCCTCGCAGCCGGCGCGTGCCGTCATCGGCCTCGCGAAGCTCGAGGCCGGCCGAGAAAACCGGCGGATTCATCAGCTGATCTCATCGATCTCGAGGCCGGTAACGAGCTGGAGCTGCGCGCCGCGCGCCACAGTCACATCAGCCGTGGTCAGGCCGGTGATGCGAAGGCCGCCCGATTGCGCATCCGAATACGGATCGCGGATCATATCGACCGCGCCCCACATGCCCACGAAAATCGGCGCAACGCCGCCGGCAGTCGTGGAGAGCAGAGCTTGCGTTGCAAGCGGGGCACCGGCCGGCGCGGCCAAAGCGTTGCTGCTCATCACGATCGAGCCCAGTTGCGCGGCGGCGCGATCGTATTCGGTCACGCCGGTGCCCGCGAAGGCTTCCTCGCCGTCGAGGAAAGCCCACATTTCGGGCCTGATGAGTGCGCGCACCGCGTCCGGGCTGGCGGCCGCATTTGCGATCATGAAAGCCACCACGGCGGCCCGCAATGCCGACCACGTTGCAGGGCCGCCAACATCAGTCGAGGTGATCCCGTAGGTCGCGGCG